ATCTAGCATAATCTTCTATGCTACCACCAGTTTCATTCATAAACTTTACTAAGTCTTGAATATTTTCTGGTAAATCTACAGGTTCTTGTGTTTTTTCTTCCTGTAATATTTCTTCTTGTTCCGGTGCGGCGTCGGCATCTTCAGCGCTTCCATCCACTCCTGTCTCGTTAGTATTATTGGTTTCATCGGTTATTTCTTCTAATGTTATTTCTTCTTCTTCGCGTACTCCTTGCAATTCCACTTCGACTTCTTTCCCAGCTTCTTCATTCTCGCTGCTTCCGCGTAGCACGCCATCTTTTGTTTCTTGTTCTTGAACGGCATCTGTTTTTTCTTTAGGAGGTTTAGTTAAATCTACTTTATACATTCCCGACTCTTTATCAAATTGAGAATCTTTTTTTTCTTCTGTTGGCAACTTTTCGTCTTCCAACACTTTTGCTTTAATTTCTGCCATAATAAAATATTATATAATTATTTAAAAATTTATCTTGGATCAAATTGTTCTAATCCAAATCCACCTAAGCTATCCATACCTGCGGACTCAAAGTTTTTAGGTGGTTTACCTGTTTTTCTTTGTTCTATTAATTCACTTTGTTGAGAAGCTTGAATTTTTGTTCGTTCATCTTTACGATCTTCTTTAAACTTCTCTTTATTATTAATTACATTTGACTCAGCTTCTTTAAGCTTTATATTCAAATCAAATTCAAATTGCATTAATTCTTTTTTAATTGCTGCCTCTCTTTCTAATTTTTGTATATCAAATTGTGATTGAGCTTGAGCAATTTGTACTTTACTTTCTGCAACACCTTGTTGCTTTTGTATTTCTGCAGCAGCTGCCGCTTGTGACGATTGAGCATTAGCTTCTGATTGTGACTGTATATTTTGTTGTGCTAATTGTTGATCAAGCTGTTGTTTTCTTTTTCTTCTTACTTTTAATAGCTGATTAGCAAGTTTTAAATTTTTAACTTCACGAACATCAATAGCATCTTCAAGATTTATTTGTTGTTGTTGTAAAGCCATTTGTATATTATTTTCTAATCTTTGTTTTTCTTCTTCATCAGGTGCTAGCTCTAAGAATATACCGAAGTCATGAGTATGCAATTCTTTTATTTCATTTAAATTACCTACATTAAATTTTCCTAAAGATTGCATAAACTGATTATTTGTATTAGAGTATTCTAATACATCTGCAATTCTTAAAGATACAGACTCAGCTGATTTTAATGTTAAATATAAACCGCCTTGTAATATATGTCTTGTAGCTGTATTACTGTTTGCTGCAGCTAATTTTTGTAAACCAACTAAAGCATTTTTATCAGGTTGGCTACCATCTCTAGCCTCATTTAATCCAGTTACATCTCTCATTAACTGCAAATAATAATTATAAGATTGTATTAAGCTTGCAATTTTTTGATTACCTGCTGATGCTCTAAGTTCTTGAATAGGTACTCTGCCTGGATTCATGTCGCCATCCTGTGTCATTGATCTACCAATGACGCTACCAGTTTGAAAGTACATGTTTAATGCTTCTTGTGGATTATAGTTTGTACCGTTACCCAAATCAACTTCAGCAAGACCATCAGCATCTAAGTATACTCCGTCAGGAACCATACGTGATAACACCTGTTGTAATTTTAAATGTGTTATTTGAATCATATCAGCAAATGATGTCATTCTACCTACTAAAGATTCTGGTTTACCTTTATATATTCTTGGAGCCACTATGTTATAACTCATTTGAACTTTTGTAATATCAGACTTAGGTCTGGACATGTTAACACATTTTTTCCACCTTAATAATTTTTCATGACCAACTATCTTTGCACCTTCATATAATATTTCTATTGATCTACTTACTCTTTCAAATCTTGGCTCACTTGCTTCTGGTGGATTAAAATCGGCATCTTTTTGTAATGCTTTAGAATAACCTGTACTACCTTCTTTTATTTTATATACTTGATCCTCAAAAGTTTTATATTCAAAATGTAATACATAAACATAATTGCTATCAATTCCATCGCCTGTTGCAAATTTATTACGTAATGTAGTACTTCCTGATCCGTATTGTTCTAACTTTTTTATATCATCTTCAGTTAATTCAGGAAATTGTTTTTTAAGTTCTGCTATAGTTAACTTTCTTATTTCACCTACATAATATAAATCATCAAAATAAGGTGATTCAGTATAAGAATAAACTAAATCAGAAGGATCAACATATTCTAATTTAATACCTTCAGCGGTATTAAAACTATTTTTAACACAAGCTATACCTAAAACAGCAATATCATAATCTAATCTTTTCTTTATTAAATCATATTTATTTAAATCAAATACATTAGTTAGCGCTTGCTCTTGAGCAATTTCTATACTTTGTTTATAATTTAATTGCATATGCAATTCTAGCTCTTCATCAGATTCAGGTAAATTATCAGGATCATTGTTAAATGTATCTAAACCTGTTTGTGCTTCTACATTTTGTTTAAACTGAAACAAACGCATGTCTTCCAAATAACCTTTAACGTATTCTGTTCTTGCCGCGGAGGCTACACCATCTACTGAATATGCTTTTAAATCATATGCTCTTTCAGCAATACCATTAACTACTATATCCACAAACTTAGGTATAATAGGAACAGGCTTCCAATCTAAATTAAGGTATGATAAATCACCATTAATTGATAATTCGTTCTTATATTTTTCTATACTCTGTTCGCCTCTTGCATATAATCTTAATCTATGAAAATTATCTCTATTTGCAAAATAACGCGTATCTGATCCGTCTTTTCTAAACCATTCTGCTTCTATTGCATTACCAACCTGTAAACCATATTGTTCACTAGCTTTCTCAGCGCCGCTTACAGCTTGGCTTGGAAAAATACCTTTTTTAATTATTTTAGCCATTTATTGTATTATTTTTGAAACATTGCCCTTATTGTTATATTTAGCAAAACTAAAATTAACTTTACTTTTTAATTCCACCATAGCTTTTGGTGTGTATAAATTTTTATTACATGCCATAATCGCTAACCCTGAACTTATAGCTGCATCAAATTTTGTTCTTTTATTTATATCAAACTTTGCCCAATCATTTAAAGTATTATTAAAATACATATCTCCATAATTACCATCTTCTTTGCTACCAACATATGAATTTATATAGCTCTCAATAGCGGCAGCATGAGCTTGTCTAATATCTTCGCTTGAGTTTGGTATGCCACCTATTTCTTTTTCTGCTACAGATAATCTATTCCAAACTTTATCAGGTCTATTCATTGAAAACCCTCTATAGCCTCTACGTTTTAAATAATATAAAAGTCTAGGCTTATTATTTTCCGCAAGCAACGGCATACTATAAAAATGTAATGCCATTAATATATCTTCAAAAAATATCTCAGCTGTTTGCGGTCTTGCAACATATTCTAAAAAAAATCTATTCGGCGGAACATCTTCCATACTAAATTTAGTAAGTCCGTGTAAAGATCCTTTAGAGCCTTTGCCGTCGGTAGTTCCAGATATATCATAGCTATCACAGCCAAAAGCGCCAATATGTTCGTTTGCGGGATATTTAATTCCATTTTTATTTATTACTTTATTTTGTAATCTTACAGGCGGAATCCAGCTTACTTTAAATCGCCCGTTAATATTCGGTACAAATTCAACTTTTGTATCTTTAATACCGTTGTGCCACGAAAAAGATCCAATATTGATATTACCATCATATCTAGCTTCTTCATTGTAGTCAATCTGTTCGTAAATTTTAACAAGATTAAATATGCTATTTTTAGTTTCATCTCTGAAAGCATGCTCTTCAGTTCTTGGAAATTGTCTGTAAAATTCATTTAATGCGTCTTGATCTCCCTTTAATCCTTCAACTTCATTCTCCCAGTGTTCAATAACCCCGACGTCAATATATTCGCCGTAGCTATCCTTAACTGGTTTTTCGGGTGTATTGAATACAGGTAATCCATAAGAATCAATGAATCCCTCGAAGTTCCATTCCATAGGTATGAACAAACTATATAATCCCGAGCGAGTCTGTCCATTGCGGTTTCTTTTTGTAACGTTTGAATCATCATATAGTTTTTTAAAATTTCCACCGCCTTTATCTAATGAATTACTTGTTGAACCCATCATGCACTTACCTATAACTCTTGAACCTAATCGTAATGTAGTTTTAGTTACACGCCAGTTATTTAATATGTTTTCTGGTCTTTCCCATTTGCCGGCCTCATCATGTACAAGTAACGCAAGCTTCTCACCATCGTAACTATTGTCACCAGTATTTTTCCA